AGAAGGCGGACGCCCAAAAGGACGACAAGGGCGAGAAGAAAGAAGCCGGCGAGCGTGCGCGCGAAGCCGATGGCAAGTTTGCGGCCAAGAAAGAAGATGGCCAATCACAAGATTCCAAGGGCAACGCAGCCCAAGAGAATAACGGGAACCCTGCGCAAAGCGCGCAATCGGTTCCCCCTCCCGCTGCGTTCACCGCGGACGAAAAGGCAGAGTTCGCCAAGCTCCCTCCCGAAATGCAGAGTGCCATCGCTCGGCGTGAGGCGGATCGCGACAAAGCCCTTCGTACAGCCCAAAATCAAGGGGCTGACCTGAGCAAGCGTTACGGCAGTATTGACAGCGCCGTGACGGAACATAATCAACGCCTTGCCATGCGCGGTGAAACCGCCGATGGCGCCATTCGTCGCTTGTTGGCGATCGATGCCGCGTTTGACCGTGATCCCGTCGCCGTTATCAAGGAACTCGCCCGCCAACGCGGAGTTGACCTCTCCACCCTCAGTCAAGCCGGTCAAGCAAACGCCGATGGAACCACCCAGCAAGGCCAATTCCGTGATCCCCGAGTTGACGAGTTTCTCGCCAATCAGGCCAAGGAACAAAAGGCCGCGCAAGAGCGTGAGTTCCGCCAAAACGAATCTATCGTGCTGGGTTTTGCGGCCGAGAAAGATGAACATGGCAACCTCAAGCGCCCCTTCTACGCGGAAGTGGAGCAAGACGTGGCCCAAAACATCCTTCGCATCCGTCAAGCCAACCCCATGATCTCCGCCCAAGACGCCCTGCAACAAGCGTATGACCAAGCGGTGTGGGCCAACCCGAAAACTCGGGAAAGCCTTCTCACCCTGCAACGCTCCAATGCGGATGCCGAACGCGCCAAATCCGAAAAGGAGAAATCCGAAGCGGCCAAGCGTGCCTCCGGTGTCAGCGTGCGCGGCTCGGGATCATCTTCCTCATCCACCTCCCAAGGTGCGGCGAGCAAGGACGGGGGCACCCCACGCAACGAGCGGCAAATTTTGCGGAACCTCATCGACAAGAAGCTTGACCAAATCGGTAATTAGCAAAGAAGAAAGGCCGCTAAATGACTTTCCCATATAGCGCAACCTACGACTTCGGCGATGTACTTTCCTCCGTTACGGCGGATTACTTCTCCGAACTCGGGGACAACGTGAGCAACAACAACGGTTTGCTTACGTTCATGAACAAGAAAGGGCGGGTTGACACCTTTGATGGTGGTCACGAAATGTGGCACCCGATTGCCTACCAAGAAATGAGCACCTATAAGCGTTACTCTGGCGCTGAAACGCTCACCTTGGCCGCTGACCAACACCTGACCATCGCCGCTTACCAAATCAAGCAAGTGGCCCTCACGGTGCAAATCAACGGGTTGGAAGAACTCCAAGTGTCCGGCAAGAACGAACTCCGTGATCTGATGGGCGAACGTATGGAAAACTCCGTTCGTACCTTCAAGAACCAGTTCTCTACCGATAGCTACTCCAACGGGACCGCAGACAACTCCAAGCAAATTGGTGGCCTGCAAATTCTCGTGGCGGATACGGCGACGGCGGGCACGGTTGGCGGTATTGACCGCGGCGTGTGGTCCTTCTGGCAAAACTTCTCCTTCGACACGGTGAATGATGGCGGCGCGGCTTTGACCTCTGCCAACGTCATTGACTACATGGGCCGTGTTTGGGACCAAGTGACCCGTAACCAAGACGGCCCGGACGTGGCTGTGGCTGACTCCAATTACTGGCGCGCCTACCACTCCGCCCTCGTTCCGATCCAGCGCATCAACACGCAGGAAGCGGGCGACAAGGCCGGTGCCGGCTACCCGAACCTCGATTACATGGGTTTCCCTGTGATTCGTGACGGTGGCCGCGGTGGTTCCTGCCCCACTAACCACATGTACATGCTGAACACCGATTACCTGCGCCTCCGTCCGCACTCGCGCCGGAACATGACGCCGATCGGTGGCCGCCGGCAAAGCATCAACCAAGACGCTTCCGTAAGCATCATGGGTTGGGCCGGTAACATGACCATGAACTGCGCCTTCTTGCAGGGCGTGATTCACTAATAGATGAGAAAGGAGAAATCATCATGACTTTCAAAGCTATTAGCCCCGTCGCCGGGATTCTGATGAGCCAAGTGGATGCGGTTCCGCAATTCGCTCCGGGCTTCGAGATTCAGGCAGCGGACCCGGATTATGGTTCCGGCTGGTTCGTCTACCTTAAGGGTGTGGCGAACTGTGCAATCGGCAGTTGGGCGACCATTAACATGGACGACGCAACCACCACGCTCTTGGCAGCCAATGCCATTGGCCCGGTTGGTATTGCGCTGGCCGCAGTTGATGCCACCCATTACGGCTGGTTCCAACGCACCGGTAAGGCCGTAGGTAAGGCCCTCACCGGATTCCTCGACAATGGCAACGTCTACGCCACCGCCACCGCGGGCAGCGTTGACGACGCCGTAGTTGCCGGGGATCGCGTGAAGAACGCCAAAGGCGCCTCGAACGTCAACGAAGTAACCCTTCTTGCCGACTTCGAGATTGATCGTCCGTTCATGGATGATGGCCTCGCCGCCTAAGCTGAGGATGGGGGCGCAAGACGCGCCCCCGCCCTTTAAACCCAAAAGAAAGAGAGAAAATGCGCGCAGAATTTTACATTGAGCCCACCGAGCGCCGCTTCAAGGATGGCAAGCCATGCGATCCGTACTTTGAAGATGTGGAAATGGTGAAGCTCTTTACCGCCGGCGACAAATCGTCCGCGTGGGTTGGCAAAGTGACCGACCAAATCAAGAAGGATTACAAGCAAGAATATGCGGCCTTCAAAGAGGGTGTGAAAGTCACCCCGAACGGCTATCCCATCCAAATGTGGTCCCCTATTTCGGCACCGCAGGCCAAGCACCTCATGAACGCCGGCGTCCTCACCGTCGAGGAACTCGCCGCAGTGAGCGACGATAACCTTCGCAGCCTCGGCATGGGTGCCAGCAAGCTCCGTGAACTGGCAAAGACGTGGCTTGAGGAGAAATCCAAGAACGCTCCCGCCGAACTGATGGCCGCCAAAATGGCCGAACTCAAGGAGCAAGTGGAGCGCCAAACCAAGATCATTGAAACCTTGCAGGCGCAAAACGAAAAGCTCGTTGCCGGTGTCAAGCCGGAGGAGAAGGAATCCAAGCCGATGCCGGAGATTGACGCCAGTGGCGGCACCGACACCGGTGGCCAACAGGATCATAACGATATCTAGTTGATCCCATGAGCCTCCTCACCATCATTCAGGATGTATGCCGCCGGGTGAACCTCACGGTCCCCGGCGCAGTGGTGGCCAGCACGGCCCCCAACATCATCCAGCTTTACGGGCTGGCCCAAGAAGAAGGTGAGGAGCTTCAATCCTACGACTTCAAGCAATTGGAACGCCGCGTGACGTTCCAAAGCGTCGCCCAAGAGAACCAAGGCGCGCTCACCACCCTCGCGCCGGACTATGACCGCATGATTGGCGAAACCTGTTGGGATTTGTCCTCGCAAATGTTCCAAGGCGGTTACGTGAGCCCGCAGGATTGGGAAGTGCGCAAGGTGCGCAACATCACTGGCCCTACCTACCGGATGCGGCTCATGACCGATCCCACCACCCTGCAAAATTCGCTCCTCCTCAATCCCGCCCCCGCCGCCGGCCACACGATGGGCTTCGAGTATTACAGCAAGTACTGGTGCGCCGGCGTCAATGTTGGCCCTCCCGTGACTTATACCGGCAAAACCGCGTGGACCGCTGACACCGATATTCCCTTGCTCGATGAGCGGCTTTTCAAGCTAGGTATCCGCTGGCGGTGGAAGAAGGAAAAGGGCTTTGCTTACGCCGAGGACTACAACTCGTACGTCGAGCTCCGTGACTCCTTGATATCGCAAGCCGACTCCACCGGCGCCATCGCCCTCCACCAACACTCCGATCCCGTGCTGATCGGTCCTTGGAACCTACCGGATGGGAATTATGACCAATGAGATTAAAACCCAACCGGGGCGGGCGTGGACAAGCTGAGGCAAGCTCGGTTTCCCTCCCCACTGCAACGGACGGGTGGAACACGATCAAGAACCTCGGACAAATGAAGCCCACCGAGGCGATCATTCTCGACAACTGGTTTCCCGAGGAAACGCAAATCAAGATTCGGCCGGGCAGCATGAACCATTGCACCGGTCTTGGCGGCCCGGTGGACACCATCCACGGCTACGCCTCCGCCACCAGTGATATCCTCCTCGCCGCCGCCAATGGGCACATCTACAACGCCAACGGCGCAAGCCCCTCATCGCTCGCCGCCGGCTTTGCGAACAACCAATGGCAGGCGGTGAACTTCGGGACGGATGGCGGGAGCTTCTCCCTCCTCGCCAACGGCGTGGACGGGCCGCAGCTTTATAACGGCGCCGCGCTCACCACCAATAACCTCACCGGCGAGGGCCTCACCACTACCAACCTCATCCACGTCAACATCTTCAAAGAGCGGCCGTTCTACGTGGAGAAAAACAGCCTCGCTTTTTGGTACATGCAAAACGTCAAGAACGTGAGCGGGCCGATGAGCCGGTACAATCTCGGCTCCTTTTGCCGGCTGGGTGGTTACCTCATGGCGATGGCGACGTGGACGCGCGACGGCGGGAGCGGGATTGACGATGTGGCGTGTTTCATCACCAGCAAGGGCGAGGTGTTGATTTTCGAGGGTGACGATCCCGGCGACTCCTCCCGGTGGGCCCTCCACGGCGTTTACCGCATTGGCGCCCCCCTCGGCCGCCGTTGCTTCTTCAAGTTCGCCAACGATGTGGTTGTGCTCACTCAAGACGGCTTCGTTCCGATGGGGAGCGTCCTGAGCCGTGACCGCACCGGCCTTTCCACCGAAGCCCTGAGCCGCAACATTGCCCCCACCGTGACGCAGGTGGCCTCTCTCTATCTCAACACCTTCGGGTGGAGCGGGATGCTCTATCCGGGCGGCCGCATGGGGATCATCAACGTGCCGCTGGGGAACCAGTATTACCAATACGTTATCAACACCAACACCCGCGCATGGTGCCGCTTCACCAACCTGAACGCCCGTTCGTGGGGTATGAGCGCCGAAATCCCGTACTTTGGCGACGCCTTGGGCAATGTTGTGCAGTTTGGGAGTGGCCTGAGCGACAACAACGCGCCGGTGCAAGCCCTCTACAAATCGAGCTTCCAATACTTCGGCAACCGCAACGAGGTGAAGCACTTCAACCAAGTTCGGCCGGTGTTCGTGTCGGACCAAAATATTCAATTCGGGTATGGGATCGACGTGGACTTTGACGAGTCCTTGGTGAACACCATCGTTTCGGGGACCGCCGGCGGCACGCAATGGAACGTGGGCCAGTGGGACAGCTTCCAATGGTCACGCTCCCCCACCACATACCAAAACTGGCAGGGGGCCACCGAGATCGGCCGGTGCGCGTCGCTCAAAATTAACATCGCCAACAGCGCCTTCCAAATTTCCCACCTGTCTACCGACTGGATGTGGAAAGAGGGAGGAATCATGTAATGCGGGAGGTGGTATATGGGCAAATGGACCGCTTTTTGCCGTGGGCTGCGTCGCGTATGCCTTTCACTTCTTTTGAGTTTCCTGATGAGGCAGCTACGATTGCCGTGGTGGACGGGGAGAGTATTTTGGCGGTGGCTGTCTACCACAATTATTACCCGCAGTGGAAAACGGTAAGCATGAGCATTGCCGCCGACGAGGCGCGGTGGGCTTCCAAAAAAATCTTTGGGATTATGCTGGCGTTTCCATTCTTTGACTTGAAGTGTGAGCGTATTACCACATGGCAACCCGAATGGCATGAAAAAGCCCGGAAATTGGTGCAGGGCGTGGGGTTTATCGAGGAGGGCCGGATGCGTAAAGGATTCGGTGATTGCGATACAATTATTTTAGGACTTTTAAGGAAGGACGCGGAGCCGTGGTTGCAAGCTTCGGAACATCCTGCATATTCTCCATACAGAGAGGAAATCCCCCATGGGCAAGCCTAAAGCCACCCCCGTACCCGATCCCGCAGCTACCGCCGCCGCCCAAAGCGCCGCCAATAAGGAAACCGCCATCGCCCAAGCGGGCCTGAACAATGTGAACCAAATCACGCCGGATGGTTCGCTTACCTACTCGCAAATCGGTACGTGGGCCGATGGTACGCCGCGCTTCCAAGCCACCACCGCGCTCAACCCCACCCAACAAGCTTCGTACGATCAACAGCAACAACTTGATCTCGGCACCAACACACTGGCCAACCAGCAACTTGGCCGGATCAGTGGTAGCGTTTCCAACCCGTTTAGTTACGACACGGTGACGCAGGCCGCCCCCACTTCCTCCCCCGCCGTGCGCCAACAGGTGATCGACGCCCTCATGGGCCAATCTCGCGCCCGCCTCGATCCGCAGTTTGCGCAACAGGAAGCCGGCCTGAAAACTGATCTCGCCAACCAAGGGATTCCCGTGGGTTCCGATGCTTGGAACAAGGTCGTCAACAACTTCCAAATGGGCAAGAACGACGCTTACCAAACCGCCGAGAACCAAGCGATCTCCGCCGGCGGGTCCGAAGATTCGCGCTTGTTCAACCAAGAGCTTACCGCGCGCCAGCAAGGGATTCAGGAGTACACCACGCAGCGGAACGCCCCGCTCAACGAAGCGTCGGCCCTCCTCAATGCCCAGCAAATCTCAAACCCCAACTTCGTCAACACGCCGCAAACCAACGTGGCGCCCACGGACGTTATTGGCGCCACCTCCCTTGCCAGCAACGTGGCGGCGAACAACAACCAACAGCGCAACGCCTACACCAACGCCATCATTGGGGCGCTGGCCGGCACCGGTGGCCAACTTATGGCGGCCGCCATCAAATCGGACCGCCGTTTGAAGCGCAACATCAAGCGCGTTGGGCGTACCGCCGGCGGCCTCAACGTCTACCGCTACCAATACCGGTGGAGTGACAAAGTGCATGTGGGCGTGATGGCGCAGGAAGTGCGTAAGAAATTCCCCAACGCGATTGTGCCGATCGGTTACGGTTACATGGCAGTTGATTACCGGAAGATCGCTTAATGCCTCTCACCTCTCCCGCTCTTTCTCCCACCCTCAACTCTCGGATGCTGGCCGATCCCCGGTACTTGTCAGCCATCGAGGGGATCAAGAATGGTACTTCGATGGCTCCCGTCCAAGGTGGGGCAATTGAAGGAGTGGCCCGCGCTCTCTCCGCGGGCCTCGCTTCCTACAATCTCAAGGATATCGAGCAAGATTACAAAAACCGGGACGCCGCGCGCGCGCAAACCGTCACCGATGCGCTTTCCTTGGGCACTGATTTGCCGGCGGAAACCAAGACGTATGACGATGGGACGACAATCAATTGGGATGCGCGCAAGGGCGATATCAACGCGGTGGTAAAGGCCCTTCTTGCCAACCCGGACAGCGCGGACGTGGGCGCCGAGGTGCAAAAGGCGCAAATCGCCAACCAACTCAAGGCCAGCCAACCCCTTACCCCATGGGAACAAGCTCAACTCAAGGGTGAGCAAATCATTGGCGTCGATGGCACCATTGCACCCAAGTACAATATGTCCGCTATCACTGGCGCCAGTCCTGTTGCCACCGCCCTTACCGGCAACCCCACCACTGCCGCCCCCGCCGCGTCCGCGCCCACCATTCAGCCGGCCGGCCCCGGTATGCCGCAGCCCGTGGGCACCGGCGCGCCCATCCCTGTCACCGGCGAACTTCAACCGCCGCCCGTCCTCGGCAAGAACGGCTTGCCAGTGGTTCCTGATTCAACTCCCACGACGCCAGCCGCGTCTATGCTGC